GTCTGAGTGCTTTGATATTTCTCTTTTCAGGATCGAGATAACCACCTGTATTCTTTCCGTCTTGATTTGTTACTCTGAGAAGATTATTTTCAAATGCAAAATCTAAACTGAGCTGCCCGTCAACAGGGAAATATACTACTCTATCCCCCACTTTAAAACTCATATCTATGATTACATTGTTGCCAAAGATAGTGCAGCACTGTAATCTATCAGCGTTTGAATGTTTATGTATTTCCTTAATCGTTGTTATATATGCACAGTACATTATTTATTATCCTCTTTCTTTATAGCTTCATATACATTTCCATTGTATACAGATTTCATTATACAGCGGAATTGTAAACTTAAAATCCAATCAAAATGATATATCTTATCTCTAATATATAAATAGCAATCACCGTCATCACCAGATTGACGAAACTCTATGTAACTAACAAAATCCGTTAATGTTTTTATTTGATCTCCTTTTTGATATTTGCGCTTGCTTTCTCTGAATAGTTTGTATTTTTCATACTTATCACATTTATAACAAGGACTGTTATAATAGTCACGAAACTGAGGATCGTATTTTACCATCTTAGGACAATGTGTTTCTTTAATAGCATTCTCGCAGCTTGAACATGGCTTTTTCATTTTGAGTCACCTCGTTTATTTTGATTATTCTTTTGTAATTCTGCTATTTGTTGTTTTAATTGACAGTTTTCTTTGTAAAGTTTGTTTGCATTATCCCTTGCTTTTTGTAATGCTTCACATAATCTTTCACAACCGTAACCTTGCATTTCTTATTCTCCTTTCATTGGATTAAATACAAAATCAATTACTATTAGCGGTTTCTTACCTAATTTAAAATCCTCATATCGTTTGTACTTATCACAGGATCTGCACTCATCTTTGTTGGTATTCGGGCTATGCTTAATCTTTGTACCCACCGGAAAAGTGTATGAAAAGAAACATTTATTGCATGGCATTTTCATTCTTTAAACTCCTCTTTATAATCCCAACACGCTCTAAACCTAAGATAGAACTCTTTTGGGCTATTAGCTCCGTCAATCCACCCTAATATGTCATCAAAGCTAAATAGTTTAGTAACAAGCCTTCGATCATTACAAGGCGGATAAACCTCTTCCATCGAGATTTTTGCTTGTTTTGCTTCATAATTAATCTCATGTGTTATATACTGTTTCGCACCATAACGAATATAATCAAGAATTTTTGAGATTTTTTCTATCTTACCCATTCGTTAATTCGCCCCTTTGCTATTTCAAAGTATTTTTTATCAAGCTCGATGCCAATAAATCTTCTATTAGTATTAATTGCAGCAACACCTGTACCACCAGAACCCATACAGTTGTCAAGAACGGTTTCTCCCTCATTAGAATATGTCTTTATCAAATACTCCAATAATTCAACCGGCTTTTCTGTTGGGTGAACCGCCTTGCTCGGATGAGGTTTTTGATAAGAAATGATACTTGTAGGATATTTCTTGGTGCAGCTTGTATCAGTTTCAACTGAGTTGAATTTACCATAGTTGTTATTAACAATATCTTTGGTCTTATGTTTAGTACCCTTTGAATGAGAGGGTTGTCCTTCGTGGAACTGAGGGTTGTATGTAATTTTGCCGTTACCAAATACGGCTATCTGTTCATGCTGTCTTAGTGGCATTCGTTTTGCATTTAGAAATCCACTAACAAGGATCTTATTCCAAACAATATCGTATTTGAATTGTTTCCGATTACTATTGACGAGATCTATGAAAAATAATCCTTGTCCAAATAATATAATAGCACCATTCTTTTTTATTATCCTATTATACTGCTTCCATAATTGGTCAAATGGCAAGCATATATCTTTCTTGTTCTGCGTAACTCCATAGGGTAAATCGCATAATATTAAATCTATTGATTTATTAGGAATATTCTGCATAGCGCACAAACAATCATCATTTATTAGTTGTATATGTAAATTATCATTCATTACCGTTGCTTACTCCCATTATTCTCTTTTGTGCTATTTCAAAGTATTTTTTATCCAGTTCGATACCTATAAACTTTCTATTTGTATTTAAACAAGCTACACCCGTTGAGCCACTGCCCATACAGTTGTCAAGAACGAGGTCGTTTTCATTGGTATATGTTTTTATTAAGGATTCTAATAAAACAACTGGCTTTTGTGTTGGATGGAAACTATTTATAAGACAATCTCTTTTATATCGCCAAACTTGTGTGGGATAACGCCATCCTGTATCTTTATATTCAAATACCTTCTTTTCGGAGGCATCTGTCAACTTACCAAGTTTACCATTTTTAACTTTATTACTCCTTGGTTTTCCTTCATACTTTACCATTTGAGGATTATATATTGGCTGTTTTTGATAAAATATTGATATTGTTTCTACCGTTTTCCCTACTCTTTTTTTTACCTGATTAACATTGGTTAATCTCTCTTTCTCCCAATAAATATCATATTTATACCAATCTAAATTAGATAATCTTAATGTAGAGGAAAAGGGTTCTTGCCCGAAAAGAACTATTGCTCCATTTGGTTTTATTATTCTTGTATAACATTCCCATAACTTTTCAAAGGGAATAATTATGTCCCATTTACATGAAGTTGTTCCATAAGGAAGATCGCATAGTATCATATCTATTGATTTATCTGGGATTTCTTTCATTGCCTCTAAGCAGTCGCCATTGATTAAATTATAATTAGAAATTATATTCCAGCCTCCTTCTTTATAGTTCTGATGAATAAGTCAATCATCGAATCAATCACACAGGGATCATCTTTTCCTTTTTGTATATTCTCATCCCAATACCATTTTCTTACTGTATGAATCAATGAATGTGCGTCTAAATATCCTGATGAATAATCGCTGAATCTATGTATCGTATTATAAATCTGTTCCCAATTATAAACTCTCTCCAGACCATTAGCTTTGGCATCAAAATCTTTATTGTGTGGGGCTGTCATCAACATCTTAAATCCATCTCTATACAAAAGGTTGTGAACCCCGTCATCAATTATAAAGTCAGCTCTAATCAGTTTCTTTTCATTTGCGACTATAACGTGGTGCCAATCTATATAAGGAAAATACCTCTTAACTATTAGCTCATATTTAGCCTTAATGTTGCGGTAATCCGTTGATGTACATAAATATAGATCATAACCTTCATCATACAACTTCTTAACATAGATCATAGCATCTGGCATTGGTTCTACCGTTTCCCAAAATTCTTCAGTATGTACCGGTTCAAACACCTGATCTTTTGTTAATGTCGGAAAGAATAAACAAATATTCCAATCTGTAATATCATTATAGTCTACCGATAAATTATACTTATTGTTAAGCCATTTAACCCATGCTTTGCATAGATATTCAATGGTATCGTCTATGTCAATTAAAACTGTTTGTTTCATAGTAAACCCCATTATATTATTATTTGTAGTTCTTTTAAGCGTGTAAGAATAAAGCCAATATTACATTGGCTTTATAATTATTATCCTACATCCAACATATCATCTAAAATCTGAATGATTTCTTCTGATAATTTTCTCTCTATTCCATAAGCAGCCATTTTGTTATAACTGTCTAAGTAATACCAATTATGCACGATACATCTTTTTGTAATTTTGATTGGATCATCTTCTGAATATTTTGGCAATTCTCTGTAATATGTAATGTTGACTCTGTGATTGTTAAATTTTGTGTGACATAAAATACAGTAACCGTCATCACAATCAATCAACAATTCAGATCCGTTTAAGGACTTTAAAAGTATTATCCTTTTCTTATCATCACTTGAAATTCTTTTCTCAGCTTTTACACTAAATTTCATTTTGAACACCCTTTCATTTTACAAAATTTGTTGACAAATTAGAAAAAATAGTGTATAATAAGGTAAAAATATGGACTATTTTCTAAATCCAAAACAAGTATATCATAATATTTTCTAAATGTCAATAGTTTTTTAGAAATATATTCTAATATCGGAGGTATTTTTTTATGGAAAACAACTTATATACTCGTGTTAAATACCTATGCGATAAAAATAAAATATCTATATATCAACTTGAGCGTGAACTTGGTATCAGCAATGGGTACATCAAGAAATGGGAAACATCATCGCCCACCATAGAAAGACTTTCAAAAGTTGCGGAGTTTTTCAATGTGTCCGTAGATTATCTTATTGGTAAATCTGATATAGAGGGAACGGCTGAAACAGTTTTAGACGATGAGGGTACTCTTATTATGCAAAAAGCTAAAAACGTGCTACCATCTCAGAATTATGACCAAATCAAAAAGATGATCTGTGCCGGCATAGACTATTATGAAAACTCTACTAACAATGAAGAATAGATATATAAGCAAGTATGTTTAAGACATGCTTGTTTTTTTTATCCCTTTGCTGAACATTTGTTCTGTATATTATGTTATCACAAGAACGTTTGTTTGTCAATAGTTTTGAGTGTAATTAAATGGACTTGTATGTTTAATTTTATGAATTTGTTTTTATTCGCCTCTTTGCTATGTTGAAATAAGTTTCATCTATTTCAATTCCTACGAATCTCCGATTTAGCTCTTTGGCTGCAACACCAGTTGATCCAATACCCATAAATGGATCTATAACTATATCATTCTCTTTTGAAGAATTGTCTATCAGTATTTTCATCAGTTCAACAGGTTTCTCTGTATCATGCAGATTTTTGCCATTTGAATCCTTGAGTTTTTTATTTGGTACTGATAATATGTCGCTTGTTCCGCAATGATTTATTTTAACACCTTTTCCTTTTCGGAAAAACAATATGTATTCAAATTGGGACATATAATATTGTCCCATTATTTTGTTACCTTTATCCCATATCAACGATTTAATAAAGTGAAAACCACTTTGAGTAAAAGTGTTAAGCATATTAATAAGGTTTATGTGATTTGTCATTACATAACAATGGCTTCCGTCTTTAAGTATGCGATAGAACTCCGGTGCATAATTAGCACAATCAATATTATTGTACTCAAAAACTTGACCAGACATATTAATCTTCTTTTGTAACATTCCCCCTGAATTACCAGCGTTTCCTCTTGATGTTGTTTTGTATGGTGGATCTGTAACCAACAAATCTATTACTTCATTTGGTATTTTATGCAACTCAGATAGACAATCTCCGTTGAGAAGCCTGCACGATGGGGGGGGGTACTCTTATATCTGACATTTTAACTATCCTTTCATTTTAAACAAGAATAATGGCGATCATTACGGTATTATTAGTTTGAATGACCGCCATTTATCTAATTCACATTTATAGATTGACAGTTCATTTTATATTGGGGACAATATAGTATATTTTTGATTTATGATAATGGTAAAAGTTTTAAATGTTTAGAATTATTTTATTATGTCTTTCTATAAATGTCTTGATCCGAAACCAACGGATATGTATTTTAATTCATGGTCTTATAATCGAGTTTGGCTGCTGCCTGGATTGCCATGAAGGTTGACGAATTTTAATTGCACATGATCCAACCAAAGTCAGCTTCTAATTGTTCTCTCGTTACATCTAAATCGCAGCTAACGACCTTGATCTTATTTTCTAAATCAAGGCTGTAAATACCCATAAGAGATGTTGCCGGAACAATTACCCTACCTTGATGTATCTCTAAATCGGTATACTTGTTTGCTCTACGAATAAATTCTCTAATATCTGAAATCTTATCTAATCTTACATTTATTGTCATCATTTTAATCAATTCCTTTCATTTTACAAAATTTTTGACTCCCAAACATTGGGGTTATTTTGGCACTAAAATTACGATGAAATTATTGTTTTATTGACTTTTTTTCTACAACAACAATAGTATCATTGTGCCAACCACCATGAGCTACCAATAATATCTCAATTATTTCAAATCCATACTTCTTCCCTATTCCACCTGAGTTTCAAGAACACGTTATTACTACCCCCCCATTTTTGTTATTCTGCCTATTTGTTCTTTCTGCCTTGCCCAATAACTCGCCTGCGTGGTCTGAGTATTAACGGTTTTACCGAGATTTTTATAACACTCTGAAACTTGTCTTGGAGAATACGGAGGATCATATAAAACAGTATCAATAGAACCATTACTAAAAATCTTTAAGAAATCTGTTGCATCCATATGATAATCCGTATCATATTCAGGGTTTAAATCATTTGTAATAGTTGCAATCTTACTGTTATTTGCAAATGGATCTATTATTATTCCGTGTGCATATTTATTGATAATTGATTTGATTGGTTTAATATTAAAAGTCTTACTATTAGGCATCGCCCATTCTCTTGATATAATCATAATGGTTATTGTTCCTTGCTCTTAACAATTAGTTTGCTTCTATCTTCAAGCGCAGATATTGCATACTCAAGTGCGCTGACATAATCCTGATGTGCGTGACGTTCTTCTGCATCCCAATGTTCGTCATAGTAATCCCTTGCACTTAAATACTTGTGCCTCCAATAGTCATAAGCTTGTTTATTTGTCATACTTTTCACCTACTCTCTTATTCCACTTTTCAGCCGCCTCAAAACCCAAAATATAAAAACCCACACCTTCAACTTCGCTTGTTTCAGCTCCACATTTGGTGCATCTTATTAAACAGCTATTATTAAACCCATCCACAATAAGTGCTGCTTCTCCACCGCAAAATGGGCAGGGTTTAAGTTCCATCTTCTGCACCTCCCGTCATCACTTTTCCATCCTTGTCAATCCTCGGTGACATAAATTCCACATCTTCTCTTAGTCAACTATGAGCAATTCGCAAAATGGCATTATGTATTTCAGCTCTTCACGTTCTTCGGGTGTCCAGTGCTTCGGGCAGTCTGATGATTGAGCATTAGGACAAATATTTTCAAATGGACAAAACTCGTCGGCTGTGGGTAGTTCATCAACTTTAAATCTCATTTGCTTTCACCTTCTTTTAAATCCATTTTCGCACCACAATGACAGT